CGTCTGAGAGCGGCAACCAGCTCTCTGCCTCACATGCCCTTGTCATGTGTTGATTGGGTTTTGGTTGTATTACCATTGGCAGATACATAGATATCATTTGCCACACGATGTTATAGAAAACCCAAAATCTGGTATTTAGTTATGAAGGCGCTAAGCCAACATGTTGCATATTAAGTCGACCTCTGTTGTTTCTTGGTTAAAGGTTCCGTTACAGACCCTCCTAATTAACTTTGTCCCATCCTTGCTAGTTCTTTGGAACTAGCTAAGCCTATGAATAGGTATCCGAAAGGTGCAAGAATGAATCACAAATCTAAGCACGCCTCTGTAGCTGAGGAACCGTTGATAATAATAAACACGGACGATCTCAACGTAAGTAATGAGAATAATAGTTTACGGACGCGACGGACTATTATGGATGGACTTCATCCTAAATGGAGTCGGGATTACGCGAATCCCAGCATCACACCTGCCATTGATGTAAAAATTGGCTGCCCCAAATACCCGTATGAAGGAATTCCCCCCTTTCCTAGTATGTGTGAGGTATTTGTTGTTGAGTATTCCATGAGTGGAGGTAAACGTACTTCCTGTTCATCATCTTTTATGGTGGACTATGTGATCCATGGGAAATTGCTACAAACCGGTTCTCTGTGCGGTTCTGTAGTTATCGACAGACAGATGTTTATGCGTGTGGTCAGGGACCATTTTGGTTATATATACCATAGAGTTCCACCCGCGGCTTCATGTCAGTTCACTTATGAATTGACTGAGGAGATTCAGCGTTGTATGGACATAGTTAGACATCCAGGTCATCAAGGGCTTTTGCTCTCTGGACACTCGATGTTTAAGTGTGATTCACCGTACAACGATGCTTGGTTCGAGAAAAGAAAGCGGCAATTGCTTCTCGGATCAGGTTTTTCATCTGATAGTATTGGCGACGGTCCTAGTTCAACCAGATCTTTTATGGTTGATAGTCGCAAGCAGCATGGTAAGTTAGGTCAGAATAGGGGTTCTCATCCGACTGGTCCATGCGGTATTTGTTTTGATTTTTGGTACAAGAAGGGGTGTGATAAACATGCAAATTGTAAGTATATGCATGATACACCTAAAGCGCGAGAAATCATTGTGGAGCATGGAGATGATCCGAATCTTCTTCGTCCACCACGCCACAGGTCACCCTCTGTTAATAGTTCAGACGCTTTGTTTGCTATTGTGGATGACATGTCTACCCCTCCACCTCTTCCTCCACCAAATCCGATACGTGCTGTTCCTAGAGAGCCACGTGTTGAAGAGGATTACTCTGAGTTAGCCAAAGGGCGTGTTTATTATAATGTTCCTCAACATATTATGGACCGCTTTGCTGAACACGGATGGATGGTTAAAAGTGCTTATGCTCGTGCGGTTTTCTGGAAACGTGTTGTAGACTACTTTATTATTTTTGTAGTTTCCATGTTTGTTCTAGTTAACTGTTTACCTTTCATTATTAGGCAATTTCTAATATTGATTTCTCGAATTCACTTTTTCTCTAAGCCTTCTATGGCTTTAGTCTATGGTTTAAAACCTAGAACTGTCTTTTATGATGTGTCAATCAGTAGGTTAATTATTATGGGTTTTGTTGTGGTTTTTGTTATTGTGGCTTATGAGTTCACTCGTTTACCTTCACGTAAGTCTGCTACAGACTATACTGGTCAGTTTGAGGTGACTCCCCTTACATTGTGTGACTTGAAGTCAGGTTTGTATCATCCTATTGATATGAATAATAATTATAATGTTTATAGGGATGGTGATTATTCACCTAAGTTGCTGGCGAAACTCACAACAGAGTTTATCAGTTGGTCAAATTCTGATCGTGTTATGTCTTCTCTTCGACATGAAATACGACAGCAATATGGTAAACTTTCCTATGAGGTGTGTGAGCATACTCTTGGTATGTTCAAAAATAGGTTGGAAAAATCTGAAGTTCGTAATCAGATGTTCCCAGGCTCTCCTAAGCTGGCTGTCTATTAAGAATTGCGTCGTGTGTGTAATGGACTCACACACATTGACGCTTATAGGCTCCAAGTTGCAAAATGCCATGTTGAAAAAGAATTTAAATGGAATGATAAATTTGAAATCGTTCTAGGGCTTGAATTCTTTACCCCGGAAGGGTTTCTTAAGTTCCCGGCTTTTCGTCCTCGAAAACCAGATGGTGGTTATAGAACGGTCTTTGGACCAATCTTTTATCATCCTTCGGTCGTTTATGAGCGTTGTGATGAAAATATGAATAGAGCACTTGCACGTCAAACTGCGCTCAGAGGTGATAATGATGGAGAATTGTGTAAATCGCAACACTATTCTCTTGCAACTTCTGAGTGTTTGAATAGTGTAGTGGTTCCTCTTGTCCAAGAGCGAGTACATCGTGAGTTTGTCAATTTTGATGATGAGATGGAAAAACTTGGGTATGTTAATCAACCACATCCTAAGAGAAATGAGCGTGTTGCTAATATGCAGAAGCTCAATGATCGTGGGTGGTGGATGAAGAAGTGGGATGGCATTGTTGGTTGCGTTGATGGATGTGTCAAAGCAGCTGAATGGGCAAAGTTTGGTAAGTATCCACGATTGTTTGTATCGTTAGGACCTTATTCCATATTTGCTTTTGGTCATATGGCTTCTACATTTAAGAGGGTGTTTTCTTCATTTTTTGTTGCTGATTGTGAGTGTGAGTTTTTAGAGGCTCCGCACCCTAAACGCATGAAGGAAGTTTTCGAGAAATTAATACATGGGACGCAAGTCTTATACTACGTGTATTTTTCTGATGATAGCTGTTTGGCAATTCAGACTAGTGATGGTAGGCGGTTTGTGTGTAACACTGATGTGAACTCTTGTGATAGTTCGCATACTTATGGTATTTTTGATCTATTGATCAGATGTTGTTTGTTAGTTCCAGTTGTTTTGCGCATGGTTAAGCTTGCTGTTGCTCAGTGTATAGCTGATATTGTTATTCGTTCGTACTCTGGTGACAAGACTCAGGTGGTGAAATTAAAGCCATCTTTTCCAGTTCTATACTCTGGTTCTGTCTTGACTACTATAATCAATAATATTGCGCAACTCCTTATGTTTTCAATCCTGGTTGATCGTATTAATAAGTATGGTCCTCCTAAATTCTCAGAATGTCGACAGTTTATTCAGACTGCTGCTGAGATCTCTGGCTATAACATCACTATTGTGGGTGATGGTACGCCAGAGCAGTTACAACTCTTGAAACATTCCCCAGCTATTGTTGATGGTCAAATTCATCCTTATTTAAATTTGGGTGTTATTTTGCGGATGTTAGGTTCTTGTTTTGGTGATTTGCCTGGTAAGGGTGATATGGAAATGAGAGCATGGATGTGGAATCGTTCCTTGGTTTTGGGGATGGTCCACTCAGGAGTTGATTGTTATTTGGAGCCTGTTAGGCAATTTTATAAGGTTGGTGATGATATTAAGCTCTCTAAGGAGCTGAAGTCGCGTATTGGTGTATATTTTAAGGATTGGATCCTTGGCGGCTCAATTGGAGCTACTAAGGAGTCCATTGCTAGAAGGTACTCTCTCTCAGTATTTGAGATTGAAGAGTTGTTCGGAGCAATGGTTACCAATTGTCACGTGCATACATTGGCATCCCAACGTATTTATGAAGTTGATTATGAGTACAAATTTAGTCCTGTGGATGGACTTTAAATTATCTATAGTTCGTGTTGTTCACTTTAGAACACTG